GAATTTGCTAGCCTATGCCTCAGGAAAATATTTAGACGCGTTAGGGCAATTAGTCGGAGTAAGTCGTCATGAAGAATCCTTCGCGAAGACGACATTGGAAGTTGAATTATCAGCGGAACGCGAACAGGTCACGACGATTGCAAAGGGGACGCGTGTGACTGCCGATAACAAAATCTTTTTCGCCACTGATGAGGAATTAATCTTCTTAGCGGGCGAGACTTCCAAGACGACTTCGGCAACGTGTTTGACTGCCGGGACTTTGGGCAATGGTTATGGCGTTGGCGAATTGAATAAGATAGTTGACCCGCAACCGTTCCTTAAGTCAATCGTCAACACGACGACATCAGATGGTGGCTCCGATGTCGAGGGCGACGACTCACTTAGGGAACGAATTTATATCGCGCCGGAAAGTTTTAGTTGCGCCGGGTCGAAGGGTGCTTACATTGCCCGCGTCAAAGAGGTTAGCGCATTGATAACCGACGTTGCAGTCACTTCGCCGACGCCCGGCAAGGTTGATGTCTATCTGCTCACGTCGACTGGTACGCCTTCCGAGCAACTGATTAACGACGTGCAAAGCTACCTAAATAAAAAAGAGATACGCCCGCTGACTGACGATGTAACGGTTAAGACGCCGACGCCGATAACTTATTCCGTTGATGTCAAATGCATAATCAGCAACGATGACCGCGACAATTCCGCGCAGATTATTTCATTGGCAGCCGAAGCCGTCGACGAATTCATCACGTGGCAAGCGTCGAAGTTAGGCAGGGATTTAAATCCTTCAAAGCTCGTGGGCAAGTTAATGGCGGTAGGCGTTAAACGTGTCGAGATAACTCAGCCGACCTTCACTGTCCTTGATGAGGTATCGATTGCAATCTGCGCGGACAAATCCTTAACGTTCGATTATGAAGATGATTGAACGCGATGAGCTTTAACTTTCGTGACGGAGCCTTGACGATTGACGGTGTGAGTTGCCTCATCGATTAGCCACTTGCCCTTAAAAAATCCGAAGGAGTCATCAAGCTCAAAGTTATTGCCGGCGACTAGTTCAGCGTCGAAACGTTTAGTAAGCGTGACTTCAAATTCATGCTTATTTTTTTTCCTCAGTTCGTGCTTAGCTAAATGTTCAGCTTCCGCCTGCGACGACACTTTTTTATTTATCTTCAACGTCTTGCCTTCGGTCTTGGTTGAATCGGTAGCGGTTGCGGAAAAGAGTTCGGACTTGGTGGCGTGCTTGTAATTGACCTGGCAATCCTTGTAGACTTCGTTCAAAGTGGCGCGGGCTTGGAAATGAATCAGCTCTTCCCAAGAAATTGTCTTAACGGCGTCGCGAGTTTCAAGTTGCTCTTCAGGATAGACGATTAATTTGCCGTCGCTAACCTTGACGATTAATCCCCAGTCCGCGCAGATTTTTTCAAGGAAGGCAAGCCGCGAGTACTCCGATTGCTCCGCACGCGTAATTTCCGGGTCAAAGTCGGCTTCGTAAAATAATTCAACGTTCGATTCGTCGGCAATGTCTTTGGCAATCTTCGACAGCTTGACATTTTCCCAGCTCTTTGACTCGTCGACTTGTCGTAGTTCGCTTAGTTGAGCAATGGACGTGGCTTTGACGGCGCAAGTTGTCGGCGGCGAATTGACTGTTACCTCGTCGACTTCAAAGCGTCCGCAATCAAGAGAGCCGATTTTAATTGTGATGGACGAGCCGCGAGTCGGGAACCATTGCCCTAAAAATTTTTTATCCTTATCAGCCAACGTCAAATTCAAATCGTCAGCTTCGCCGGAAAGTTTATCGTTCACAGTCAAACTCAAAAGGTAAGGCTCAAGATTTTTCGTAATGTCTTCGCCCTCGTAAATTATCTTTAATTCTTCCATGGCAATTTACTCGTCGAGGCTTGGGCTTGGATAGTCGGCAAGGTCAATTCGACGCCTTCACTAAAAATAAAAGTCGTGATATGTTCCGGATTCGCGTCGATAAGTTGTGGCGTGAAGAGTTCCGAGCCGAGTTGCTGATAGCTGATTAGGTCGAAGCTGTCACCGGATTTAGTCGTGTAAGTCATGCAAAAGACCTCCTGCGTTGTTCGTGACGGAGTTGATTAAGTTGCTCCTCTAAGGACGGCTTGATTGTCTGATAGTAAGCGTCTTCGATTTGTTGGCGGGCATTATCACCAGCACCATTGACAGTCACGGACAAATTAAAAGTAATCGGCGACGAATCATTGAACATTCCCAGCGCACTCCCCGTTTCTAACCAAAGGTCACGACTCCGCGCCGAATTATCAAGAGGTATCGCCGCTTCTGCTGAATTTTCCGCGAACGTCGTTAAAAAAGTTCCGTGATTGTAGATACCGCCTTGAGCATTGGCTTTGACCGGTACGCTCATCGGTACGTAATTGACTTGCGGGACAGTTATCTTTATCGAACTGATTTGAGCGGCGGCATTTTGTAGGGCAGAGGCAGCGGAACTTGCCGCGGGACCTAAGGCGTTTAGTCCTTCAATGGGCGTTGGGAGTGCTGCAGATAAATTATCGGACGCGGCGACGGCTCCATCAATCGAAGGCGGCAAAGGAGTTAGTGATTGACCGGTTGCCTCAGCGGGCATTTGCACTTGCGTTAAAGAGTCAGCGGCTTGCGTCGACGCATCAGCGAGCGGTTGAGTTATCGACGAAGTATCCGTTTGATAATTGAGTTGTGAAAAGTTCTCGACGGAAGGTTGCGGCGTGGTCATCAGCGTTTGAATTGCGGCATCAGTTCCTTGAATACCAGTCTTGACCGCGGCGAAGGCATCAACCCATGACGCTTTGAAATTCTCAGCGGCTTGTGAGGCAGTCGACGTTAGCGAATCAAATGCTCCTGAAAAATCCCCTTCCTTAATCTTAGCGAAGGCATCAGCAACACCGGTACCGAGTTCAGCAATGGTTTTAATCAAACCCGCGACTCCGACGGCAACGCCACTTAATAAAGAACCGACAGTCCCGACGACGCCGACTAATGAGCCAACGATTATTCCGCCGATTGATTCAAAGACAGAGGCAAGCGGACTTAAAGAGGTCATCAACTGCGAAACGGCTTGGGAAGTCTGATTGAAGGCAGGACCGATTGACGAGCTTAACGCAGAGCCTAAGGTTGAGCAGGCGGCGGACACTTTATCCCAATTATTATAAGCGTAGTAAGCGGCGGCCCCTATTGCCATTAAACCGAGCGTGATTGGATTAGCAAACGACGCAAGCGATAGCCCCGTCAGCGCAGTCCTAATAACCGTTCCAAATCTCAAGATACTAGCTCCGGCACTTGCAATTTTCGTAGCAAAGGACGTGAAGACTAAACCGGCGGTTTGAATGCCGGCTTGCGCGAATCGAACTCCAGCCATAGCGAGCGAAAAACCTGCGATAGAGACGATAGCGGTTGAAGCAGTCGCGGCGATTGCGGCGAGTCCCTGAACGACGGCGGGATTGTTATCAATGAAGCGGCTAAGGGCATTTAAAAGCGGCGTTGCGAAGTTGTAAGCGGTTTGCGTGATACCAAGCAGCGATTCACCTACAGATAATTGCACGGCTTCCCAAGCGGACTCGAAACTTTTTTGTGCGCCGAAGGTGTCGTCGGTCATGACGGAATAAGTTTGCTCCAAAGCTCCGCGACAATTCTCTAAAAGCTCGGTGAAGTTCTTAGCTTGCCCGGCACCCGCGCCAAAGACATTAGCCGCACCAGAGACCGCATTGACGCCGGTAATCGCACTTATCGCCGATAATTTCTCCCTGTCCGATTTGCCCGCCATGCCCTTATCAATCTGCTCCATGATTGAGATGAATTGACGTCCGGCACTTAAGGAACTGTCCAAAGTGACGCCATAAGAGGCAGCAACTTCCTGCGCTTCATTCCAAGCCTTCGTCGCGTCGGAAGTCGAAACGCCTAACTCGTCCATCGCCTTTGACGCTTTCTTAGGCGGAGCCGTGAGCCTTAACATCGTTTGCCGCATTGAAGTACCAGCCATTGAACCTTGAATGCCGGCGTCGCCCATGAATTTTGTCATCATCGCTGCTTCTTCAATACTCGCGCCGAATAATTTTGCAACTGGAGCCGCGTACTTCATTGCCTCGCCGAATTGCGCAAGGGTTTGATTCGAGTGCGTGACTGTGTAGGCGAAAACGTCGGTATCCTTGCCGATTTGGTCAACGCCATGCCCAAAGGCAGTCATAACGTTGGTCACGATGTCGGCAGTCTGTTCAATGTCCATGCGATTTGCCGCCGCTAACCTTAGGATTGAAGGCATTGACTTTTCGATTGCGTCAGTATTCCAACCGGTTCGCGCGATATAAACTTGAGCCTCGCCGACTTGTTGAGCAGTATAAATGGTCGTCGCGCCCAATTCCTTCGCTTGCGCCGTCAATCGCTTCATGTTCGCTTCGGCTTGCGCCAAATTCCCTGCACTAATCAAATCCATCTGGCTAATCGATTTCAAAGTGCTCATCGTGTGTTGGAAGGCAATTGCTTTTTCCGTCGCAGAGGTGAACGGATTCATCAAAGTCTGCGCGGAGTTCAAAGCTCCTTGCAAATTAGAATAAGCATTAGACAAATCCTGTTGACGCTGGGAAAAGTTCTGATGAATTTGATTGCGGCGTTCAAGGGCGGCGATTTCCCGGTTAAGGGCGGCGGTCGTCTGATCAATCTGACTACGCAGGGCGGCTTCAGCATTTGCGACGTTGCTTGAAGGGATTGACGATCTAAGTTGAGCAAGTTGCGTTCGCTGTGATGAGAGTTGCTCTTGAAGTTTTCTTGCCTGCGCGGGCAGTCCGTCGTAAGCTTGCCCCAAACGTTTAACCGATTGCTCTTGCGCTTTGAGTTCATTAGCCGCCGATTTGAGTTGGTCTTTAAGGGTTGAGTCCTTCGTCGCCTTGTAAACGTCTTGAAGTCGCTGATAAGCCGCCCGCATGTCTGCCAGTTGCTTAGTGCCCTCTTGCCATTGCTTGAATAGTTTTGGTCCGTCCTGAATATTTTTTAAGCGGGCAGTGGCAGTTGCACTCATCGCCTGATATAATTTCTTGTAGTTCTCGACGGCTTTAAGTTGCGCTTGAGCATTGGCTAACGCTTTGGCATTGGCGGTTAAAGTCTTACTCGTCAATCCGCCCAAATTCTTTTGCGCATTAGCCAAGATTGCTGATAAGTTGTCCTTGCCTTCCAAGACGAATGAAATTGTTCTTGTCTTAGCCATGATGATTCACCCTAAAGGAGATGATGATTAATGAATAATTATGATAGGCAACGTTATGAACAGAAATATCGTCCAGATTACGACGCCTTGATGAAATGCTATCTGTTTGAACTTGACGACTTGCCGGGCGAAATCTGGTTGCCCGTCCCTGACTATGAAGACTATCACGTCTCTAACTTCGGGCGCGTTAAGTCCTTCAAGTTCAAGACGCCGCGAATCATGATACCTTATCTCAATGGCAGTGGCTATTTGCAGATTTGTCTATCCAAAGATGACAAAAGTAAGCATTTTCATATTCATCGGCTCGTTGCCTTGTGCTTTGTTTCTAATCCGCAAGATAAACCCGAAGTCAATCATATCGACGGCAATAAGCTTAATAACTTTGTCGAGAACTTGGAATGGGTAACGCGAGAACAAAACATTAACCACGCCTTTGACATAGGTATCGCTCCGCAAGGTCAAGACCGCCCTGAAGCAAAATTAACTAACGAACAAGCCCGCTTCATAAGAGAAAACCCCGACGATTTGAATAGCGCACAACTGGCGGAGCTTTTCGGAGTGTGTGACGCAACGATTGGGCGAATTCGACTTGGCAGAACCTATAAGACGGCGGGCGGTTCTATTCGACAAGGCAAACCACAAAAATATACGCCGCGAATTCCTGATGAGGTGCGTAACCAAATCCGTGCTGAATATGTTCGCGGCTCAAAAGAATTCGGCACGGAAGCTCTTTCAAGAAAATACGGCTACACCTCGAAAACTATTTGGAACATCGTCAATAAGAGGAGGTGATTGATGATGAGTTTGTATTATTTGCGAGCGTTCAACGACCTTGAAGACCCAATATATGCTTGCTACTACGGGAACACGACGCATCCGCTTTATGGTCGTTGCCTAATTTGTCCCAGCTTCAGTCGTTGCGATTTACTTCTTAAGCAAATTAATCAGCTCAAGTCCTTAGTCGACGAGCCAATCAAGGTCACGATAACGATTGAAGACGACGATTAAATAAAGTCCTTGAAAAAGCG